ACTGGCCAACCCGAGCAGGATGTTAACTAATGGCAACCAAACCTAGCCAGCCCTTACGAGGGGCGGTGAAACCACGGCTAGAAAACAAACCGCTGAAAGGCCCAAGCCGCGGCGATGAGGTTGCGCAGCTAGCAGAGGATATTGGCCTGCCGCTTTTACCCTGGCAGCGCTATGTAATGCAAGATATGTTAACGATAGATAAAAATAAAATGTTTATACGTAAGACCAACTTGCTTTTGACCTCACGCCAACAGGGCAAAAGTCACCTGGCGCGTATGCGTATCCTGGCGGGCTTATTTTTGTTTAACGAGCGTAACCACGTAGTAATAAGCTCAGCTAGGTCAATGGCATTAACCACTTTTAGAGAGGTGGCACAAGCTATAGAGGATGCACCGCAACTAAAAAAAGAGCTAAAAAGCATACGGTATGCAAACGGTAATGAGGCCATAGTCTTAAAATCAGGTGCGCGCTTAGATGTGAGAGCTGCTACCCGCGATAGTGCGCGCGGTGCCACGGCAGATTTTTTATTTATAGATGAGCTACGCGAAGTTGACCAAGTTGCCTTTGCAGCTGCTATGCCAGTAACGCGCGCACGGCCAAACGCCCAAACCCTACTGGCTAGTAATGCCGGCGATGCTTTTAGCGTAACGTTAAACGAGTTACGCGAGCGATGCCTTGCACACCCGCCGGAATCGTTAGGGTATTACGAGTACAGCGCCCCACAGTTTGCACCTTTAGATGACCGTAAAGCTTGGGCGCAAGCTAATCCAGCTTTAGGCATACTTGTAACTGAGGCCTCAATTCAAGAAGCGCTAACGACACAAACCACAGAGCAATTTAGAACAGAGACGTTATGCCAATGGATAGATAGCTTGCAAAGCCCCTGGCCTCACGGCAGCGTTGAGGATGCTAGCGACATCAACCTAAAAATGGCCCCTGGGCCGCTTACTATTTTTGCTTTTGATGTTAGCCCGTCTAGGCGCGATGCCAGCCTTGTTATGGGTCAGATTTTACCGGACGGGCGCATAGGCGTAGCGGTGTTGGAAACCTACAGCTCACAGGTTGCCGTAGATGAGCTAGTAATAGCTGCAAGTATTAAAAAATGGGCTGACCTGTATTACCCACGTTTGGTTTGTTATGACAAGTACACTACGCAAAGTATTGCTCAACGTTTGCAAAATGCCGGCGTACAAACCCGCGATGTATCGGGGCAGAGCTTTTATACAGCTTGCTCAGACTTTCACGATGCTTTAGTTAATGACCGGCTACGCCATAGCGGCCAGGATTTACTTATTCAACAAATGGCCAACTGCGCGGCCAAAATTACACCGGATGCCTGGCGTATTGTGCGCCGTAAATCAGCTGGCCCGGTAGATATACCTATAGGCCTAGCTATGGTTGTACATATTTTGGCGCAGCCAATATCTGAGGCTAAAGTTTATGTTTAGACACGCCGAAAGGCTTTTAACAACACAAAACTACAATTTAGGACATTATTAGGGTATGGGATTACTGCAAACTCTAGGCATATCTAAAAAAGATGTCACCGCGCAGCTAGCCCCTGCCATTATGTCGCAAGGTTATGGTGCAGGCGTTTATAGTTTTGGTGGGCTTTATGGTTCAGGCACCGGCGCACCGTTTATGGATAGATTTACAGCGTTACAAGTACCAGCTGTTGCACGGTGCCGTAATTTAATTGCAGGCGTAATCTCTAGTATAGATTTAGAGTTATACAAAAAATCTACAGGCGTAAAAATGGAATCGCCTTTATGGTTAGACCAACCGGATTTACGCCAGCCACGTAGCGTTACTATTGCTTATACAGTTGATTCATTATTATTTTATGGCGTTGCATATTGGCGCGTTACAAGTTTGTACGCCGATGACGGGCGCCCTAGTGGCTTTGAGTGGGTAGCTAATACTCGCGTAACAGTTACAACTAATCAAACTGGCGATGAGGTTCAATACTACAGCGTTAACGGTGTACGTGCCCCTATGTCGGGTATTGGCAGCCTTGTTACTTTTCAATCTTTGTTACCTGGCGTGTTAGAAACTGGCGCACGTACAATACAAAGCGCTTTAGATATTCAAAAAGCCGCAAGTGTTGCAGCTGCTACACCAATGGCTACAACAGTTATTAAAAATAGCGGTGCAGATTTACCTGAGGCACAAGTAAGCGGCATTTTGGCATCTTGGAAAGCCGCTAGAGCTAGCAGGTCAACGGCCTACCTCACTAGCACTTTAGACGTGCAAAATATTGGCTTTAGCCCTAAAGATATGACCTATAACGAGAGCAGCCAATATTTAGCAACTGAAATTAGCCGTTTAATGAACGTACCTGCATATTACATAAGTGCAGATATGAATAACTCAATGACGTATCAAAATATTTTGGACGGGCGCAAAGAGTTTGTAGCTTATTCTTTGCAGCCGTTTATTAGCGCTATTGAAAACCGTTTATCTATGGATGATATTACGGCGCACGGTAACGTAGTGCGCTTTGCACTAGATGAAACTTTCTTACGTGCCGATACAGCTGCACGTTTAGATGCAATAGAAAAAATGCTAAATCTTGGTTTAATAGATTTAGAGCAAGCGCAAAGTATGGAGCAACTTAGCCCTAGTGGCCTTAATGAAGGGAACGCAGTCCGTGATATTAACCTTTAGTGGCAATATTGAAGCTGTAGATAGCGGCGAGCGCCGCACTATCTCAGGCAAAATTGCACCGTATAATGAAATTGGTTATACAAGCGCTGGCAAAGTAGTTTTTGCTGAGGGTTCAATTAGCGCACCTGAGCCAAGTAAAATAAAGCTTTTAATGTCGCACGATAATTCTAAGCCAGTTGGCCGTATGCAGAGTATTACCTCAGCTAAAGACGGTTTATATGCCAGTTTTAAAGTAAGTGCCTCATCACGGGGCGCAGATGCAATTTTGCTAGCCCAGGAACAACTTATGGACGGCTTATCCGTTGGTGTTGAAGTTACCGCATCAAAGCCTGAAAAAGATTATCTCCTGGTCACCGCTGCTACCTTACGCGAGGTTAGCCTTGTAGAAAGCCCCGCTTTTGCTGGGGCAGCGGTGCAAAAAATTGCTGCGGCTGAGGGCGATATGCCAGTAGATGCAGCTGCATCAACAAGTACAAAGATTACGACTACTAACACCGTAATAAATACAACAACAACCGAAACCGAAACCGAAACCGAAAGCGAGGCCGCTGTGACTACAGCCCCCGAAGAATCCGCACCTGAGGCAACCGAAGCCGCAGAGCAGGCTGCACCTACAGTAGAGGCAGCTCGTAAAATCATCCTACCAAGCGCGCTAAACTCACAGCGCGTACGTACACCAATTACATCTATGGCGACATACACAGAGCATAAAATCAAAGCCGCACTAGGTAATGATGAGTCAAAGCTCTATGTAACAGCTGCCGATGATTCTTTTACAACGAATCCTGCATTTAATCCAACACAGTACCTATCTGAGTTTGTATCTAATACTAACTTTGATACTCCTACAATTAACGCGCTATCACAGGGAGTTTTGCCTAATTCCGGTATGACTATTAGCGTGCCTTCACTTGTTACCTCAGCTGGTGGCCAGGCTGGTACTGCACCTGTTGTAACTGTTGAGGCCGAAGCTGGCGCCGTACAAAATACAGGTATGGTTACAGAATACCTATCAGGTACAGTAAAGAAGTACTCAGGTATGAACACACTTAGCGTTGAATTGCTAGAGCGCTCAGACCCTAATTTCTATGCTGAGTTGACTAACCAACTACAGCGCGCATATTCACTAGCTACCGATGCAGCTGTAATTGCTGACATTGTGGCAGGTGGCGTACAAGGTACAGCTGTAGCAGCTACATCAGCTGGCATTATCAGCTATGTATCAACAGAGTCAGCTAACGTGTACAAAAACACAAGCTATTTTGCACGTAACTATATTGCTGGCCCTTCACAATGGAGCTTGCTAATGGGTGCAACTGACTCAACAGGCCGACCAATTTACAACGCAGCTCAGCCAATGAACGCAGGCGGGCTATCTACACCTACAAGCATCCGCGGTAACGTGTTAGGGCTAGACCTATATGTTGACCATCAAATGGTTGCAACAACTATTGACGATTCAGCGTTTATTGTGGCACCTGAGGCTATGACTGTTTACCGCAGCCCACAGGCTTATATGTCAGTTAACGTTGTATCTAACCTACAAATCCAGGTAGCAATTTATGGATTTATGGCCACTATTGTGAAGATGCCTAAGGGCCTCGTCCGATACAACCTCACCTGAGAATAACCCACTAATAGTTTGGTAGGCCTCTTAGCCCTTTGAGGCTTACCAAACCTAAGTAAGTAAGGAGTACAAAAATGCCAGCCACATACGTAACCGCTGCTACCTTAAAAGCTAGTTTAGGCGTTGGCACTTTGTACGATTCTTATACTTGGATAGAGGATACGTGCCAAGCCGCACAAGATTTAATAAACGGCTTTTTGTGGTTTGATAATGCGCCCGTAGTAGGTACTGCGTTAGTAAATAATGTTGCTACGGTAATGGTGGCTAACCCAGGCATCTTTACTACAGGCCAATCCGTTACAGTTGCCGGGGCAGGTTCAACTTTTAACGGCACTTATACAATTACAGGCACTATCCCCTTTTCTACAGGCACCGCTAATATTTTGCCAGCGTTTAATATGCAGCTTAACTATTGGCAATTCCCACAGGGCTATAGTTTTATCCAATATGCAAAAACTGCAGCTGACCAAAACTTTAGGCGCGTATTGCCTTATGGCACTATGACAGGTGACGATACAAAAACCGCTACTTATGCCAATACGCCAGCTATAAACGCCGCGGCTTTGATGTTAGCTGAGAATATATGGACATCTCGCTTTAGCACTCAAAACGGCGGTACTAGTGTGGACGGCTACAGCCCTAGCCCGTTTAAAATGTCAAATACACTTATGGCATCTATACGCGGTTTGCTAGCGCCATACCTTAGCCCTAATTCAATGGTGGGCTAAATGACAGCAGCTATAACTACCTTACGTAGCACTATTGCCGCTGCCCTGGCTAACCCTGGCGTGTGGACAGTATTTAACTACCCGCCAGCTACTATGCAAAGTAGCGCCATAGTGGTAGCCCCGGCTGACCCATACATCACGCCTAGCAATAATTCACAGGCCACTATTTCGCCTATGGCTAATTTTAAAATTATTATGACCGTACCAATGTTTGATAATGCCTCTAACCTTATTGGCATAGAGGATACGATAGTAGCCGTATTTAATAAATTGGCATCTAGCGCTATCGTCTTTAACGTTACCGGCGTAAGCGCCCCTAGCGTTTTGAGCGTTGCCGCAGGTGACTATCTAACGGCAGATTTACAAATAAGCATACTAACGAGCTGGAGCTAACTAATGGCACTTACAGATGAAGAAAAAGCATTTTTAATCAAAATTGGCCAAGACCTGCCAAAAGAGATTAAAGAAACCCAACCAAAAGACACAACAACACAGAAAGTAGAGGAATAGCCCAAATGGCAATTTTCTTATCAAACGGCGTAGTGGCTACTCTTAACTCAGTAGTCCTATCTGACCACGTTACAAGTGCCAGCATTTCACGCGCTTTTGACGAGCTAGAAGTAACGGCTATGGGCGACACAGCTCACAAGTTTGTTAAAGGCCTAGAAGCTAGCACCATTACTTTAGATTTTCTAAACGATGATGCAGCATCCGGGGCAGGTTCAGTACGTGCAACTTTGCAAGCTGCCTGGGGTACAACCGTGCCACTAACACTAAAGCAAACAAGCGCTGCTACATCTGCAACTAATCCGCTATACAGCACTACTGTTTTGGTAAATAACACCACAGACATTAACGGCGCTGTAGCTGACGAGTCAACACAAAGCATTACATTTACTTGTAACTCACCAATCGTAATTACAACAAGCTGAGAATAAAGAAAAGGGGCTAACACAATGGCAAAACTCAAAATAACAAGGGCTGACGGTACGGTATCTGAGCATCAGATAACGCCAAAAATCGAGTGGGCCTTTGAGTTATATGCAAAAAAAGGTTTTCACAAAGCCTTTAGAGATGATGAAAAGCAAAGCGATGTTTACTGGCTGGCACACGAGTGCCTTAGGTCAGCCGGCGTTGAAGTGCCTGTTTTTGGAGCGTTATTTTTAGATACCTTAGCTAAGGTTGAGGTGTTGGATGATGACCCTTCGCAATAGTGGGGCGCGGTAGTTTTGGTTACCTGGTAGCCCAGCTAGCCGTAGAAACGGGAATCGCGCCCCAGTACTTGCTAGACCTAGACATAGAGATGTTTAAAAATATGTTAAAGGTCATACACGATAGAAATAAGGAGATGCAAAATGCCAACAGAGCTAGAAGGGGCCGTACAGCTCCGCGTAGCACTTAAACGTTTTGCACCTGACTTATCTAAAGAAACCCAAACACAAATGGCGGCAGCTTTAAAAACTGTTACTACAGTAGCTAGAGGATATGTGCCTAATGACGGCGCAGTATTATCGGGCTGGACTAAAAACCTATCGGGAGCAGATAACTTTGTTTATCGGCCCTTCCCTAAATTTAATGCCGTACAAGCTAAAGCGGGTATTACTTATTCAACCTCACCGTCTCAGCCTAATAAAAACGGCTTTGTGGCCTTAGCTCGTATCCTAAATAAGTCTGCAGCTGGAGCTATTTACGAAACTGCAGGGCGTAAAAATGCACAAGGCCAACCTAACTATAAACCTGCTAGCGTTGTTTATCGTACGGGTAATAATGGCCCTGGAGATTTTCAGATTAACTATTATCAAGAAAAGGCCAGCGGCGAGCGTAAAGGCTATAACAACTCACTTAACCCCAATGCTGGCAAGCAATTTATAGATAACCTAAATAGTACCGGCCAACTGGTCAATGCCCGCCCTAAGGGTTTAGTAGGTAGCCCAGGGCGCAAGTTAACTGGCCGTTTAATTTTTAGAGCTTGGGCCGAAGATAATGGGCGGGCTAATGCTGCAGTTATTAAAGCTATAGAAAATGCCTCAAAAATGTTTTATGAGCATACGAGAAGGGCCGCCTAATGGCTACCGATTTAGTTGTAAATATAGCCAGTCAATTTTTAGGTAAAAAAGCTTTTCTTGATGCTGACAAAGCTACTAAAAAACTTACAGGTAGTGTTAAAACCTTAGGCCGTACTTTAGGCGTAAGCCTGAGCGCTGCGGCTGTTTTAGCCTATGGCAAAGCATCCGTAAAGGCAGCTAGTGAGGATATTAAAGCTCAAAAGCTATTGGCTAATAGTCTTAAAAACGTTGGCTTAGCTTATGCAACTGTTGATGTAGAGGGCTTTATATCTCAGATGCAAAGCCAAACCGGTATATTAGATGACCAACTACGCCCGGCTTTTGCTAAATTGGCTGGGGTTACGGGCTCTGTAGCCAAAACTGAAAAACTCTTAGCTTTAGCTTTTGATGTATCAAGCGGCAGCGGATTAGATTACGCCTCAACTGTTGACTTATTAAGCCAGGCTTATTTAGGCAATACAAAAGGATTAAAACAACTTAATTTAGGACTTACACAGGCCGAGATTAAGGCTATGTCGTTTGACGATGTTATGGCATTACTTAATGAGCGCTTTGCTGGCTCAGGTAAGGTGGCCCTTGATACATACGTAGGGCAGATGTCTTTACTGTCAGCCTCTGCATCTAATGCTACAGAGATTATTGGCGTAAGCTTATTGGGCGCTATTGACTCATTAACGGGTAGTGACGGCATAGCTAACGTAGGTACAGACATAGAAAATGCAGCTAGGTCACTAGCTAATTTTATAGATAGTATAGTTTATCTTAAAGAGCAAATAGCAACTATCCCAGGAGCAGGCATAGTTAAAAGCGCTTTTGGTTTAATTGGCAACGTATTGGGCCGCTTTAGCCCACAGCGCGCCGCTGAGTTGCTTAAAGAGATTAAAGGCCCACAGCCTTTTAAACAGCCAATGACTTTAGCCAATCAAGATACAGGCCGGGCCGCAGCTGCAGCTGCTAAAAAGGCAGAGCTAGATGCTATTAAACGTAATAAAGAGCTTGCAAAATTGGCTGCGGCTCAGGCTAAAAGCGCAGCGGCTGCCCTGAAATCTAAGAAAGAGCAAGCGGCTTTAGATAAGGCAACAGCCGCCGGGCAATTAGCTTTAAGCAAAGGTACAGAAGTTTTTGATATGGAGAAAATCCAACTCAATGCAGCCCTTATTGGCCAGGCTGAGGCGTTGGGTAAAGCAACAACTGGGGCACAAGTACTAGCTATTGCTAATGATGTACAACGCTTGAAGATTAAACAAGATATTTTAGAATTAGAGGATGCAATAGCCTCTAAAGATGTTGCTCGTATTGTGACTGCTACTAAACAACTCAATGAAGATTTAAAAATCTTGGCTACCCTACAAGGTCAAAACTTTACTTTGTTAAGTATTAAAACAATTTTAGATAGTATCAAACCAATAAACTTAATAAATCTATCTAATCTAGATGAAGCTTTACTTAAAATATTAGAAATGTTAAAAACTTTAGGGGTACAAAAAGGAGACCCAATATATCAGGACTGGCCTTTGAAAAAAGTTTATGAACCGCCAGTTAGAATAGTACCTAAAATAAACCCTTTAACGGGTAATGAGTCAATCGCAGCTATTTTAGAATACTCAGATGCCGTTACAACTTTAGCTACTGTTATGGCAGATACTTTAGATGCACAGAATTACGCAGACTTTTTATCGTTAATAGAGTTCCAAAGAAAATTGGGCGATTTTGGCGGCTACAGTAGCAATATGAACGTGGGCCGTGGCTATGGCTATAGCGGTACACCAGTAGTAATTGAGGTTATAGACAAGACAAGCGGGCTTATTGAGGTAGTCCAAAACGCCGTACAAGAAAATAACAGGTTTGGCAATAACCTTAACTTTGCTGGGGCATTATGACCCTGCCAATAATTAACGCCGTCATTAACTTTAGTACCGGGCCTAGCTTTGCTCAGGCTATGATTTTAGATAGCGGCATATTAGGCACCAATATTTTAGCCGATGCAGCTAGTGTTATTGTGGATGTATCTGACGTAGTAGATAGTATTGAGACAAAGCGCGGGCGTAATCCTCAGGCTGACCAATTCCAAACCGGCACGCTTACTATGCGTATAGTTGACCAAAACGGCGATTTCAACCCGCAAAACCCAAGTAGTCCTTATTACACCCTTTTAACTCCTATGCGTAAAGTGCAGATTACAGCTACTTACGGTGCAACCACTTATCCTATTTTTGCCGGTTTTATTACTAGCTATACAACCAGTACCCCTAAAAATGCCCTTGATGTGGTTTATACCACTATTACAGCCGTAGATGCTTTTAGACTTGCTCAAAATGCTCAGATAAGTACGGTAGCCGGCACGCCTGCGGGCCAGCTTAGCGGTGCAAGAATTAACGCTTTGTTAGATGCTATTAGTTGGCCGGCTACTATGCGTGACGTGGATGCAGGGTTAACCACAATGCAGGCAGACCCAGGCACGGCCCGTACCGCCTTAGCTGCTATGCAGACTGTAGAGACTAGCGAGTATGGCGCTTTGTATGTAGATGCCGCTGGCTCGTTTGTATTTCAAGACCGTAACGTAACGGCAGGCAGTACAGGGGCTACACCCACAGTATTTAACGATGACGGCTCAGATATTGGCTATTTTAATGCGGTGTGGCGCCTTGACGATACGCTTGTTTATAACTCAGCCAGCATCACCCGCACAGGCGGCACGGCGCAAACAGCCATAAACCAAGCCAGCATAGATAAGTATTTTATCCACAGCTATAACCAACAAAACCTACTAATGCAAACCGATGCCGTAGCCCTGGATTACGCTCAGGCATACGTTGCATCTAGAGCTGAGACAAGTATTAGATGCGATGCGATACAGCTAGACCTTTATACCGATAATTACAATACTGGCATAATTGCCGCCTTAGACCTTGATTACTTTGACCCAGTAACTATTACAACTAATCAACCTGGGGCATCAACGCTTACTAAGACTTTGCAGGTGTTTGGCGTGGCTCAAAGCATTACGCCTAACAGCTGGAAAACAACACTCACCACTTTAGAGCCAATTATTGACGGCTTTATATTAGACTCAGCGATATACGGCTTGCTTGATAGCGGCGTATTAAGTTATTAAGGAGCAATAAAATGGCAGCTGGATTAGGGTTTAAGACCTTTACTACTGGCGAAGTACTAACGGCAGCTGATACTAACGGCTATCTAATGCAGGGCGTGTTAGTTTTTGCCTCAGCCGCAGCTAGAGATGCAGCTATCACCTCACCGCAAGAAGGCCAATGCTGTTATTTAAAAGACACCGATGCGGTGTTAACTTATTCAGGTTCAGCCTGGGTTGGCTTTGACGATAGCAACGCTATTCAGAATACAATCGTCGATGCAAAGGGCGATTTAATTACTGCAACCGCAGCAGATACACCAGCTCGCCTAGCAGTAGGCAATAACGGCGAAACTCTTGTAGCCGATAGTGCCGCCACAACAGGCTTGCGATATAGCGCAACACCAAGTGCGAGCAATCCAATTCTCAATTCTGCTTATCAAGTAGCACAACGAGGTACTTCTTTTACTATTGCTTCCTCTACTGCAACTTATACGCTAGACCGCTGGCAGGCTTATCGCACTGCAACGGGTATGACAGTTACCCAACAAAATACAGGCGATACAACTAATCTGCCTTTTATTCAAAAGTGTGTGCGTTTAGCGCGTGATTCAGGTACTACTTCAACTGCTGCAATTCAATATATTCAAACTATGGAAAGCGTTAATTCAATTCCTTTTGCTGGAAAAACAATAACCTTGTCTTTCTATGCTAGAGCAGGAGCAAACTATTCTCCTACTTCTTCCGCTTTGTTGGTATATCTACAAACTGGAACAGGTACTGACCAAAATTACATAAACGGATTTACAGGTGCGACTAATATAGTCAGCGGCTCAACAGCCACTCTTACAACAACTTGGCAGCGATTTACATTTACTGCAACAGTTGGCGCAACTGCCACTCAGTTGGCAATGGCTCTAAATATGAATCCGACTGGTACTGCTGGTGCTAATGACTATTGTGAAGTGACTGGCTGGCAAATTGATGTCGGCAGCGTGGCACTACCTTTTAGAACCTATGCCGCTACTATCCAAGGGGAATTAGCCGCTTGCCAGCGTTACTATCAAATAGTTCATTCTTTCACAGGTAACGCCTCAACCACTACACAAATCCACGCACCTCTTAATTTCGTAATGCCTATGCGTACATCTCCTAGTGTTGCTGGTTCGGCTGCTCTGTATGTTTCAGATGGCACAAATGACTTTCAGCAATCATCAACAAGTGTGGCCTTTGTTAATGGCAACAGAGTAACATCTCAAAACTGCCAATTAGTTATGACAAACTTTACGGGTATGACGCAATGGCGTAGTTATATGCAGGTTTCAACTGCTGGTGGCGATATTCAACTAAGTGCGGAGTTATAAAATGATTAAATATGAAATCAGAAAAGATGAAGAAGGCAACGACCTACTTTTCAAGATTGAAGAAAACGGCAAGGAGTGGTCAGTACCTATGATTGACGGCAATTCTGACTATGCTGCATACCTCAATCCAGAAGCGGCACTATCCACACCAATAGTAAGCGATGCAGACTAGCTACAACGGCTGGCCGGCATCTAAAGACCAGGCCGAAATAGGCATAAAAACCTATACAGTAGAGGGCACAAGCCTAAAGCTGCGTTGCGCCGAAAAGGTAGCGCCGTTACTTATTAACTTTGCTAAAGAGTTTAACGAGCTAATAGAGCCGTTAGAAGGCGGGGCGCTAGATGACTGGGGCTACTGTTACCGTATGGTGCGGGGTACTACCGACAAACTGAGTAACCACAGTAGCGGCACAGCTATAGACCTAAACGCAACTAAACACCCGCTTGCTAAAGTAGGTACGTTTGAAGCTGGCAAAGTGCCAATGATTAGAGCTTTAGCTAAAAAATACGGCCTCACTTGGGGCGGGGATTACAAAAACCGTAAAGATGAAATGCACTTTGAAATAGCTTTAAGCCCTGAAAAGGTCAGGGCGTTAATTACAAAGTTAGGATTAGATGATGCCAACTAGCGCACAGGTAAGCGTAGGTACAACACCAACACTTTTGGTAGCCTCAACAGGCTTTGACCAAACCGTATGGCTGCACAATTCAGGCGGCGGTATTGTGTATTTAGGCGATAGCAGCGTTACAACGGCAAACGGCTATAAATTGGATAACGGCGATAAAATGCAGCTTTTAGTAGGTGACCACGAAGGGCTTTATGCCATTACAGCGGCGGGTACTAATACCGTTGGTGTACTTAAACAAATAAACTAAGGGCACTAAGGAGCAAAATGAATAAAGAGCAACTAAAGGCCGCTGGCCTATCCTACCTACGTGCGGCCCTATCGTGCGTGGGTGCGCTGTACCTTTCAGGTATTACAGACCCTAAGATATTAGCTAATGCTTTTATTGCAGGCCTTATCGGCCCACTATTAAAAGCTGCTGACCCTAAAAACGGTGAGTTTGGCGTAAAGGCCAAGTAATGACACAAGCCCAGGCATATATGGCGTTGTTATTGGGGATAGCCACGCTCGCAACTTTTATGGCTGGGCTTGTTAGGCACCTTGTTAAATATTATCTAGCTGAGCTGCGCCCTGACGGCAACGGGGGGCATAACCTTGTAGGGCGTGTTGAGCGTATCGAGGTGCGAGTAGATAAAATCTACGAAATGCTCATAGAGGACAGATTAGCTAAGTAGGGCGTGTCGCGTTGCCTTATGTCGGTGGGTAGGTTCATACTTTAACTACACGCTGAGAGGGCTACTCAGGTAGTAGCTTTATCGGCCTTAACAAAGGGCGAATAATGAATAGTTTAGACTTAATTGTAGTAGGTATGGTTTGCCTGTTTATGGGCTTGTTTATTTATGCAGCTTATGAAATGGGTTACAAAGTTGGCTTAGGTGAAGGTTACCTACGTGGCCGTAATATCGCTAAGGCGTTACGCGAAAGCGAGGCTGCTAAATGAGTAACTTTCTTGAAGGATACGAGGACGTCAACGCCAGGATTATTAGAGCACGGGCTGAATATCCCACTTTGCGCTTAGTTGCCTATATTGAAGATATAGATATAACAAAAGGTTATATTCTTGTTAAAGCTGAGGCCTACAAAGAGTACGAAGACCATTTACCTAGCGCTGTTGATTATGCGTTTGAGATGCGCAGCGATAGAGGCGTGAACCTGCATTTTTGGGTAGAAAACGCGGTAACCAGCGCTTATGGGCGCGTTATAGGCCTGTTAACACCTGGCGGCATAGCTCGTAGCACTAAACAAGATATGGAAAAGGTAGAAGCATTAAGCGCTAAAGATGTTGCACCAGCTAGTGAGGATTTATGGGCTACGACACCGGTAGCGCAGACCATAGAGGCAGTTAAAAATGAGCTAGGAGGTGTTTACCTACAAGGCAAGCCGGAGTGCATCCACGGCGCCCGTGTGTGGCGGGAAGGATTCTCCACTAAGACCAACAAAAAATGGGGCAATTACAGCTGCACAGAAAAGAGCAAAGCATCACAATGTGAGCCAGTTTGGTATATGCAAACCTCTACAGGTTGGGCGCCCCAGGTATGAGCGATAGATACGAGCTAATTAACTTGCAGACTATGACGGGCAAACTCTTCATAGAGGGTGAGCTTGCAGCTGAGTACAAAGTAGAAACGTGCGACAGATGCGCAAAAGTTAGCCAATTAGACCAGTTTGGTTATCAAAAGTCAGACCCGGTTGAAAACGTTATATGGTTTTGCAAGGATTGTAGGTAATGAGCGTATCTAAGTCCGATTGGGATTTAGATTTAAGATATGGCCAGGACGGCGAAGAGTCGGTACGGCGTTTACTTACGATAGACACCGTAGAGGTCAAACGTGATAGGCGCTGGAAAGAGACGGGTAACCTCTACATAGAGACGTCTTGCTATTACGTCAATGACGGGGCTTTCAAGCCCTCAGGCGTGTCAGTATCTAAAGCTACGCATTTTGCCTTTGTTATAGAGGATTTAACTATCCTTGTATCCAAATCTGACCTTATCAACACGGTAAAAGAATACGGCAGAAATATCAGCTGTAAGATTGAGCCTAACGTCTCTTTTGGTTACCTTATTACTATTGATTCATTACTTAAATGGCAGTTAGAAAAGGCTGAAAGATTGGATTTTATCTATGGACAGTATCCGCTTTGAGTGTCGCAGCTGTAAAAAGATAACTGAGCAGCTAGAGCGCATAGTTACCGATAACCTGCCGCCTAACGTAAAGGTCTTACAATGCAAGGTATGTAGCAAAATGAGCGTATGCCTGTTGGTTACTTATGCCGATGTATGAGTATGAGTGCATAAGCTGCAGTATGCGCGTAGAGCTACAACGCTCAGTACACGATGAAAGCGAGCCGTTATGCTGTGGCGTGACTATGCGCCAAATCTATGGCTCAATAGGTACCATATTTAAAGGCACCGGTTGGGGTAAAAATGCTAAATAGTTATCCACAGAGGTTATCCACAGGGTTAAATAACTGTGGAGACACGCCCAAGACTACGCTTAAAGTTGCATTTCGTTTGACATCGTTGGTACGCTGGTACCGCGCAGGCGAGCCGCTGAGGCGTAGCTCAGCCAAGCGCTATCAGCTAACGCCACACTTATGCTTATTGCTAAGCCTATTACAAATATTTAACGTGCAAAGCGCAAGTGCATATGACCCAAACGTAGAAAGCTATAAGTTATATGCTCATATGAAGCTACTCAATGATAAGCAATATAGATGCCTGGTAACGCTATGGCGTTTAGAGAGTAACTGGTCACCAACGGCTAAGAATCCTAAAAGTAGTGCGTTCGGCATACCTCAACTATTAAAGATGACTGAGACTAATCCATATAAACAGATAGACTTAGGCATTAAATATATTACTCATCATAAGCTGTATAAAGGTGATACGTGCAAAGCGTTAGATAGGCACAAGAAGGTAGGGCATTACTAATGGCTAATCGCGGTGACCCCAGGCTAAAGCGTGCATATCGTGACGGCTTTCGCACTAAGATACTGCAGCGCGACGGGTACGTATGCTTCTACTGTGGCCAAGATGCAGACCAGGTTGACCACGTAATCCCAATATCTAAAGCGCCTGAGCTAGTAGTAAGTGCCGATAACGCTGTTGCCTGTTGCAAGCGTTGTAACACACGTAAGGGTAATAGGTCACAGGGCGTTTTTTTAGCCACGACTGCTACCCCCCCTGTCTTTTCAGGACGTATATACCCGATGCAGTCCGAGCCGATGCTGGACAGTCCTTTTACAGTCCGACCTAGTCCGAGTCAATGACAACTAAGACCAAAAAGACCCAGCCGTTGCGAGGGGCAACGCAACCGAGGGTTCATTCACCATTTCTCAAAGGCAAAACTAGAGCTGGTGAAGTAATTGAAATGATTGAGCGTCTAAAAATGGACAAGCTCATGCCATATCAGGAGTTCGTCTTAAAACAGATGATGATGGTGGATAAAAAAGACCAGTATCGAATCAAGACGGCTCTGTTGCTTATTGCGCGTCAGAATGGTAAGTCTCATCTAGGCAGAGTGCGTGTTATCTGGGGCATGTTTTATGGTGGCGAAAAGAAGCACATCATCATGTCCTCAAACCGAGCTACTGCTCTTATGACCTTTAGAGAAATTGCATGGATCATAGAATCAACGCCGGAATTAAAGGCAATGACTAAAGCAGTGCGTTATGCCAACGGTGGTGAGCGAATAGAGCTGCTCAATGGCGCAACGCTTGACTTAGTATCAGATACGAGAGATTCAGCGCGTGGTCGAACTGCTGACTTCTTGTGGATTGATGAAGTGCGTGAAATATCTGAGGACGGCTATAAAGCGGCTATTCCAACTACTCGCGCTAGAGCTAACGCTCAGACATTCTTGACATCAAATGCCGGTGATGCATTCTCAACAGTTCTCAATGGGCTTGTCGAACGCGCTAAGGATTATCCTCCAGAAACCTTTGGCTATTATGAGTATTCCGCACCGCAGTATTGCAAGATAGACATCAGATTAGAAGCATTTTGGCGAGATGCAGTAGCACCCAGTAATCCTGCACTGGGTTACACAGTCACTAAAGAGTCAATCGAAGAAGCAATCGCAACTGCTCCTATTGAGACCACTCGAACCGAGACTTTATGCCAGTGGATTGATTCATTACAAAGCCCGTGGCCACATGGCATTCTAGAGGAGACTAGCGACAATACTTTGGAAATAGCAGTTGGGGCTTATACTGTATTCGGTTTCGATGTCAGTCCTTCTAGAAGGAATGCATCTTTAGTCGCTGGACAATTACTTCCAGATGGGAGGATTGGCATTGGAATCATGGAGACTTGGACTTCTCAGGTCGCAGTTGATGATCTAAAAATTGCAGCAGCTATAAAAGGCTGGTGTGACCTTTACAAACCGCGTTTAGTCTGCTACGACAAGTACGCAACTCAATCCATTGCCGATAGGCTTAAGCAGGCCGGAGTAATGACCGAGGATGTCTCAGGCCAGCAGTTCTATCAAGCTTGTGGGGATTTACTGACTGGATTGGTAACGCATAAGGTCGTTCATAATGGTCAGGCGGAATTGATCCAGCAGATGAATAACTGTGCAGCTAAGGTCAATGATTCGGCTTGGAGAATTATTAAGAGAAAGTCAGCGGGTGACATTTCTGCCCCAATCGGTTTGGCAATGGTCGTAAGCAAGTTAATGCTTCCAGCCCCTAAGCCACAAATCGTTGCCTAGACACACCTTTGGTGGTATGTCAAATACTTGACATGTGCTACCATTTATGTCTATGGGTCGCATTCTGCAAACATTCGGGTTACAGCCTAAGCCTTTATTAGAAGCTCAGTCTGCACCACAAGTTCTTGGCGAGTATTCACCTTATGCAATGCCTTTCCAGTTTGCATATGTTGGCAGAACAGAAGCAATGTCCGTTCCAGCATTAGCACGATGCCGTAATTTACTGGCTGGCACTATTGGTGCGATTCCTTTAGAGCTGTATAAAAAATCAACTAATGAAGAACTTGGCTCACCTGCATGGTTAGAGCAGCCTTCATATTCACAGCCAAGATCAGTAACGATTGCATGGACTGTTGATTCATTATTATTTTATGGTCAAGCATTCTGGCAAGTAGTTGAAGTGTATGCAGAAGATGGCCGACCATCTCGTTTTGAATGGGTTGCTAACTCTCGCGTTACTGCAACACTAGATGCAACTAATACATTCGTTAAGTCTTACGCAGTTGATGGAACAACATTACCAATGGATGGATTAGGTTCTCTAATCACATTCCAGTCACTTAGCGATGGCATTCTCAATACTGGCACTTCTACTATTCGTGCAGCTATTGATGTGCAAAAAGCAGCAGCTATTGCAGCGGCTACTCCAATGGCTTCTGGTTACATTAAAAACACAGGCGCAGATTTAGATCCAAAAGAAGTGCAGGGATTACTTGCTTCATGGAAAAATGCTCGTCAGAATCGCGCTACTGCATATCTCACATCTACTTTAGAATATAACCCAGTTTCATTCTCACCTAAAGACATGATGTATGGGGAAGCCATTTTCAACCTTGCGACTGAATGCGCCAGACTGTGCAATGTGCCTGCTTATTATGTTTCAGCAGACCAAAACAATTCTATGACTTATGCCAATGTGCAAGATGAGCGCAAGCAATTCCTTACACTATCTCTACAACCATTTATCACAGCTATTGAAGATCGTTTATCTATGGACGATATTACTGCTCGCGGTAATGTAGTGAAGTTTGATATTGACAAAAACTTCTTGCGTACTGACCCTATGCAAGAACTCGCAGTAATTGAAAAACTTTTATCCCTCAACCTCATCACACAGGAACAGGCGATGGAAATGACTGATCTAACACCTAATGGAAGTCAAGGTATGCAATGAACCAAGTAATTACCTTCTCGGCTGATTTAACAGCCGACTCAGCAAGTCGCACAGTCTCAGGCAAAATTGTGCCTCTTAATGTTGAGGCAGGCTCGACCAATATGGGCAAAGTAATCTTTGCTTCTGGCTCTATTGAGATTTCAGACCCTAAGTCAATTAAACTTTTAAGCTCTCACGACACAAAGAAGCCTTTAGGTCGCATGGTTTCATTTAGCGAGTCAGAGAACTCCATCGATGCAGTATTTTCTGTCAGTCGTTCACAACGCGGCACAGAAGCTCTCATCCTTGCAGAAGAAGGCTTGCAGTCAGGTCTTAGCATCGGTGCAGAAGTCCTCAAGTCAAAAATCAAGGACGGCGTGACTTATGTGTCTGCTGCTCGCTTGATTGAAGTAAGTTTAGTAACCGAGCCAGCATTCAAGTCAGCTCAGGTTACTGATATTGCAGCAGAAGAATCTGCTGTAGAAGAAACAACCCAACCAACAGAAAGCGAGACAGCCATCGTGGAAGAAACCACTTCAGCAGTCGAAGCAACACCAGTTGAAGCACAAGCGGTTGAAACTGCTCGCCCAACTGTATCAGCAGCATATTACACAAAGCCTCGCATTGAAGTAACAGCAGCTAAGTATGCTGAAAACTCAATTCGTGCAGCACTAGGTGATGAGTCAGCTCGTCAATACCTACTAGCAGCAGACAACACAACAGACAACGCAGGTCTAGTACCAACACGCCAGTTGTCAGAAATCATCAATCCACTTGGAACAACAATCCGTCCAAGCATTGAAGCAATCTCACGCGGGGTTCTTCCAGATGCAGGTATGACTTTTGAGATTCCAAAAATCACAGCAATGCCAACAGTTGCAGACACAGCAGAAGATGCAGCATTCTCAGACACAGATCAGACTTCAGCGTTCTTGTCAGTAACAGTCAAGAAGTACGCTGGACAACAGACATTCTCTGTCGAATTGCTAGATCGTACATCTCCAGCATTCTTTGATGAGCTAGTCCGCAATATGGCAGCAGCTTACGCAAAGGCAACAGATGCAGCAGTTAATGCAGCTCTCATTGCAGGTGCAACAGCAGATGCAACCACAACAGTAACTTATCCAACAGCTTCAGAGTTGCTTGGAATCGTTGCTCGCGGTTCAGCTTCTGTCTATAACGCAACACTAGGTTTGGCTAACCCATTTGCTCGCAACATGATTGTGAATACAAGCCAATGGAGCAACATCATGACACTAAATGACGGCGGGCGTCCAATCTATAACGCTTCACAGCCTATGAACGCTGGTGGATTAGTAACACCAACAGCACTACAAGGAAATGTTGCAGGACTTAACCTCTATGTAACACCAAACACAGCTTCTGGAACAGACACAGACGGCTCAATCGTCATCGTAAACCCAGATGCATACACATGGTACGAGTCACCAACATACCGCTTACGCGCTGAATCAACAGCAGCTGGTTCAGTTACTATCGGTTACTACGGCTTTGGAGCAATTGCTACTAAGGTCGCAGCAGGCGCATTCAAGAACAACAAGGCGTAAGCCACACTAAGTCGCTCTGAGGGGCAGTAGCCCTCTGCCCCTCAGAGTCTTTAGAAAGGACAAAGCATGGCACTTACCACAGTTGCAGAACTCCGTAGCACTCTCGGAGTCGGTACGCTGTATCCAGATGCCACTTTGCAGGAAGTGTGTGACGCTACAGATGCAGTCCTACTTCCAATGCTATGGGCAGACACCAGTTTTAATATCGCACACAGCAACACAACTACAGTGGGCACTTTATATTTTAATGAACTCGTTAAAGACACATTTTATGTAGGTCAAACAGTTGTAGTAACTAACAACAAATCCCATCTTAATGGATCAAAGACAATTACAGTCGTTGGCGATTACTCAATTTCTTATGCAATTACCGGCACTCCAGCAGCCGAGCCACGACACAATGTCAATCCTTATGGAATAGTAACCGTTGCTCCATCAACCGATTGGACTGCCGATGCAGCCATTCAAAATGCAGCTTTGATGATATCTGTTGAAATCTGGCAAGCCCGAACCGCTACCCTTTCAGGTTCTAACTTGGTCGATTTCCAGCCAAGCCCTTACCGAATGAGCGCACAGCTTCTCGCTAAGGTGCGAGGATTGATAGCACACGCACTAGACCCTCGCTCGATGGTGGGATAATGACAGTTGCTATCACTACACTTAGAACGACACTTGCCACAGCTCTAGTCGATAACTCAAAATGGCAGACCTTTGCATTCCCGCCTGCCACAGTTTTGGCTAACTCGGTTATTGTCAGTCCCGATGACCCATACCTGACACCTAACAATAATCAGCACATCACCATAAGCCCAACGGCTAATTTTAAGATTATTATTACAGTGCCTTTATTCGATAATGAAGGCAACCTTAATGGCATTGAAGATTTCGTAGTGCGAGTGTTTAACCTGCTCGCTGCATCATCTCTGGTCTATAATGTAAGCGCAATTAGCGCACCTAGTGTTCTCAATGCTGCGTCTGGAGACTTACTCAGCTGCGAGATGTCCATAAATATATTAACGAGTTGGGGATAATATGTCCGAGTGGGAAAAAGAAAATGCAGACTTCCTGAAGAAAATCGGGCAAGTTAGCGAACCAGCACCAAAGCCAGCACCTACTAAGAAAGATGAGGAATAATCCTAATGGCTGTATTTCTAAATAATAATGTCGGCGTTAAGATTAACTCAGTTGATCTTAGCGACCATGTCACAGCAGTAACAATCAACCGTTCATTTGATGAGCTAGAAGTCACCGCAATGGGTGACACAGCACACAAGTTCGTTAAGGGCTTGGAAGCATCAACAGTTACTATTGATTTCCTTAATGACACAGCATCAGCGAATGTTCTTGCAACATTGCAAGCTGCATGGGGAACAACAGTTACAGCAGTATTCCTTCAAACAAAGGGAACAGCAGTATCTGCAACCAATCCTCTTTACACAGTCTCATTGCTAATCAATAACACAACTGACATCAATGGCGCAGTCGGTGATATTGGCACACAGTCAATCACTTTTACTGCTAACTCAACAGTTGCAGTAGCTACATCAGGTTCATTCTAAACAATTAAACAAAGGGGCTAAACATGGCAAAACTAAAGATAGTTCGAACAGATGGAAGCGTGGTCGAGGGTGAGATTACTCCAGCAGTGGAGTATGCATTCGAGCAATTCGCTAAAAAGGGTTTTCATAAGGCTTTTCGTGATGATGAGAAGCAGTCGGATGTCTATTGGATTGCATGGGAAGTCCTACGCCGTTCAGGTGAGACGGTTAAGCCTTTTGGGCTTGAGTTCATCGAAACACTCAAAAGTGTTGAGGTGCTTGACTCAGACCCTTTGTCTTAAAGCGCGATCTCCCGTTCACTTACCTCATTGCTAGGCTAAGCATAAGGTTGGGAATCGCGCCACAGCAGTTATTAGAATTAGACCCAGTAATGCTCCAAGCCTTATTGCAAGGTCTTAAAGATGAAGCAAAGGAGATTCAAGATGCCAGTAAGCGTAAAGGGCGGTATTGAACTCCGCAAGGCTTTAAAACAATTTACGCCTGATCTTGCTAAAGAAACTCAAAAAGAGTTGGGTTTGATTTTAAAACCGATTACAGCTAAGGCGCGTGGATTTATACCCTCAACCACACCTTTAAGTGGTTGGGCTAAAAGCAGTTCAACTAAATGGGGAACAGATCGTATTTGGAGTTCTGGAACCGCAAAGCGTGGAATTGGATTCAAAGCCACACCATCAAAGCCTAATCGTTCTGGATGGCGTTCTTTGGCTCGCATTGTCAATGCATCAGCAGCTGGTGCAATTTATGAGACTGCAGGTCGCAAAAATCCTAATGGCAGACCTCAGGCAAAAATGCAGGAAGTGGTTATTCCTACTTTTCGTGCTGATACTGGAGCGGGCGAACGCCGTTATATGACTTCTACTGGTAAAAATTATGGTAAAAGCAATAACCCTAATGCTGGCCAACAGTTTGTTGATGCTCTGAATAATACAGGCAAGATAGTTGATGCTTATCAGCGCGGAGCAGGCGAAGCTGGAAGAGCCTCACGCAAAATGAAAGGTCGCGCAATCTTTCGGGCATGGAAAGAAGATGAAGGCAAGGCCACGGCAGCAGTTATTAAAGCCATTGAAAAGTCACGCGATAAATTAGAAGCGAGGGTTGGCTAATGGCTACTGATGTAAAAATTGATATAGCGGCAGAGTTCACTGGCAAAAAGGCTTTTAAGCAAGCAGAGACTGCAACCGATAAACTTAATAAAGGTGTGTCTAACCTTGCCAAAGGTGTTATTGCTGCATTCAGCGTAGGCAAAGTATTGGCTTTCTCTAAGGCATCAATTAAAGCAGCAGCAGCTGATCAGAAGGCTCAACAGCAACTAGCACTAGCTCTTAAAAATGTTGGTCTCGGTAGAGATGCAGCAACGGCTGAAGGATATATCCAACGCCTTCAGAGTGAGTTTGGCATAGTTGATGACAAGTTGCGTCCTGCTTATCAAGTTTTGGCTATTGCTACACGCAATACTGCTGAGTCTCAAAGACTTATGGGCATTGCGATGGACGTCAGTGCTGCAAGTGGTATCGATTTACAATCAGTCTCAAAAGCATTAAGCAAGGCATATTTAGGCAATAACACTGCCTTGTCTAAATTAGGTGTTGGAATATCTAAGGCAGACCTTAAAACTAAATCTTTTAAGGAAATCACAGATCAGTTATCCCTTACCTTTGCTGGTGCTGCAACAGAAGCTGCAAGTGGTTATCAAGGCTCATTAGATAAACTCACCGTTGCTTCCAATAATTTTAAAGAATCTATTGGCGTTGGCTTAATTGAAGCCCTACAGATTCTTTCAGGTGATCAAGGACTTGGTGCAGCAACATCTGCTTTTGAAAAATATGGCCAAAAAATTTCAGATGCCACAGTAGGCACAGCTTATTTATTAAATGAATTGAAGAAGATTCCAGGTGCTTCACTGGCTTTAGGTCTGCTTAGTGACCCTCTTGGTATCAATAGTCTGCTTAATGCAGCTCAGGCATTCAAGCAACAGCCAAGACCGTTCAAAACCCCTATGACTATTTCAGGTCAAGTTGAAAAGAAAACATCAAGTTCTGCTCAAAACAAGCTTGCTAAAGAGACTCTTAAGGTCAATAAAGACAGTCTTAAACTGGCTAAAGCTAAAGCAATCTTTGACCTACAAAAGATTCAGATTGAAGCCGCCCTCAAGGGTAAGATTTCAGAAGAAGAACGCATTCGCCTTAAGCTCATGCAGGCTATTGAAAATGAGAACATTGACCAGATTGACAAATACACCAAGCAACTGGATGAAGCTCAAAAGAATACTGAAAAGTTAGTTGCGACTCTTCAAAGCATTAAGCCTTTGGATGACATATTCAAGAATTGGTCATTTATGGGAGTCCAGCAGCAACTGGCCACACTTTCCAGTTATTTCAATAACTTTGCTGGATCAGCGGCTTCAGCCTTTGCTTCTTTAGGTTCAGCACAAAAGGCTGCACTTGGTGGCTATGTGCCATTCGTAGGTGCAACCAATGCATCACTTGGCATCACTTCAACTGGTGGCAATACAACATCAATGCCATCAACAGTAGGCTTGGGAACTAACGGCACTGGCAATCAACTGCCAGCAGGCGTCACGATTAACACGACTGTTCAAGGTTCAGTCATTGTAGAAAATGACCTTAATGAAGCAATCAATAAAGCGTTGGCAGCTTCAGGATGGGCTGGCACAGCTATTGGATATAATCGTCAAGCAGTCATAACGGCGATATAATGGCATTACCAGCAACCCTTACGGTATCGATTAACTTTGCTAATGGCCCAGCATACGGCATCCCATTTACTTTAGATGATCCGGCTAAAGGTATTCTTGGCACGAATGTATTAGCCGATAATGCTGCTTTGGTTATTGACTATTCAACATCGACTACTAACATTGCTATTCGCAGAGGTCGCAATGTATTGCAGGATACATACGATGCTGGTCAGGCAACCGTCAAAATCTTAGACCCTAACGGTGATTTCAATCCTCAAAATACATCATCACCGATTTATGGTTATTTACAACCAGCTAGAAAACTACGCATCTCTGCTAACTATGCTGGCACTGAGTATTACCTATTCTCAGGCTATACAGCCGATTATCGCTACACTTTCCCACAAGGTCAAGAAACTGCTTATGTCACCATTACAGCCTTTGATGCCTTTAAGATATTCAACACGTCAGCCATCACTACGGTTACTGGATCAGCAGCAGGTCAAACTACTGGCACACGCATAGGCAAGATTCTGGACACAATTAGCTGGCCAGCAACTATGCGAGATATTGATACAGGCCAGACCACCTGTCAGGCAGACCCAGCAACCTCTAGAGCAGCCCTCACAGCCCTTAAGACAGTCGAATTGACTGAGTATGGCGCTTTCTATATCGACCCTGCTGGCAACGCTGTATTCCAAGACAGAGCCTTCACAACGGCATCTATTGGCGGTACTCCAACAGTCTTTAACCAGACTGGCACAGGCATTTCTTATGCCAATGTCAAGTTTGCCTTTGATGACAAGCTGGTCTATAACCAAGCCAACATCCAGCGCACAGGCGGTACTACTCAGACTGCTAGCGATACTACGTCCATTGACACTTATTTCTTGCACTCCTACACACAGCAGAACCTGCTTATGGAGACTGACGCTGAAGCTCTTAATTTTGCTAAGGCTTATGTGGCATCTCGCAAGGACACCAGCATCCGCATTGATGCTTTAACTTTAGACCTAATGACTCCAAGTTATTCAGCAGGGGTTACAGCAGCTCTAAGCCTTGATTACTTTGACCCAGTTACTATTACTAACACCACAGACAACGGATCAACAATAACTAAGACCCTACAGGTTCAAGGCGTCAGTCATGATATAACCCCTAATTCATGGCTAACGACATTTACAACATTAGAGCCAATAATCGATGGCTTTATTCTCGATTCGACATTATACGGTATCCTAGGGGTATCGTCTTTTAGTTACTAAGGAGCAATAATGGCAGGAGCAGGCTACAAGCTGTTTAGCACTGGAGATGTGCTATCGGCAAGCGATGTTAATACTTATTTACAGCAACAGACAGTTATGGTCTTTGCTAGTGCAGCAGCGCGTACAACTGCTCTTGCAAGCGTTCTCGCAGAAGGAATGGTCACATACCTTAAAGACACAGATGTAGTGGAAATCTACACAGGTGCTGCTTGGGTCTCACTTGATGATCCAAACGCAATCCAGAACTCAATCGTGGATGCTAAGGGCGACATCATTACAGCAACTGCTGATAACACACCAGCACGCTTAGCAGTAGGAACCAACGGCCAAACACTTGTGGCGGATAGTTCCACTGCAACAGGCTTAAAATGGGCAACAGTTTCATCAAGTCCAACATACAAAGGCGTTAGATTGACTGCAAGTTCTGACCCTTCTATTGCCAATGCTACTTTTGTTGCTACTACTTGGGATACAGAAACTTATGATACGGATTCATTTCATAGCACTTCAAGTAATACTTCTAGAATTACAATCCCTACTGGTTTAGGTGGCTATTACAATATTGAAATTGCAATTAACTGGGCTGCTGCTGGTTCTGGTGCTTTTTATACTTCAATATATAAAAATGGTTCTTTAGTTTCGGGAACTTATGGGGGATATGATACTTCTCAAAGAAGTCCAATGTATTATTCATCAACATTAAATCTTTCTGCTGGAGATTATATTGAAGCATATGTTCAACAAAACTCAGGCGGTAGCAAGCAATATGGCTCAAACGCTAATTACACAGGTATGAGTTATTTCCAAGCCACATATTTAGGAGCATAAACTATGTCACTTTATGACAAAATAATTGCAGCACTTCCAGAATTAGCCGATATGCCTTCAGAGTTTCAACATAAAGGTTCAATAACTTTACGAGATGATTCTGATGGATTAGGTGAATACATTGAGCGTTGGGAATACTCCAAGCCAATTCCTAACGGCCTTAAACTGGGCAAATAGTGGAACACTTGACTGAGATGATTACTCATGAAGCCGCGTTTATCTAAAGCTGCTATTCAGTTACGGGAGCAGATAGATGATTCCTTCTCGGATCGTGACAGAGCAAGTGACGGCTGGCTCGGTGATAGCCGACACGCTTCTCGCAAGTCTGATCATAATCCAGATGAGCAAGGCTGGGTTCGTGCCATTGACATTGATGCAGACTTATTCGGTGCAGGAGTCAAACCGCATATCATGCCAGACCTTGCGGATCAGCTTCGAATCAGTTGCAAGTCTAAGGCAGAAAAGCGCATCTCGTACATTATATTTAACGGCAGGATTGCGTCTCCCATCCTTAACTGGAAGTGGCGCAAATACACAGGGGCTAACAAACACACTCACCACATGCATGTCAGTTTTAAAAAAGAAGCTGACCTTCTGGGTGAGTTTTTTCAGATACCTATGCTAGGAGCAAACTAATGAATATGAAGAACCCTTATGTCCTTACTGCCGGAGCATTCCTATCAGCTTGGGCTGCTACTAACTTTGCAGCTGACTATCGTGCAATTCTTTGGGCTGTCCTTGCTGGTGTCTTTGGATATGCGACTCCTAAAAAGTGACACAATCCGACTTCTTCACGCTCTACCTAGCAACGCTGGCAATAGTCGGTGGCTTGTCTGGGTATGTAATCACCCACTTGTTGTCTGAGATTAAAAGACTCAACACGCGAGTCGATGAAATCTACAACATCTTACTAGACAGGTAACATTCTGCTATGGCAAGAAAAGCAACTAAGGCATTAGAGGATCAAGGTTACTCAAAGCTAGATGCTTATTGCATTGGGCTTTATGAGTATTTCTGTAGTCTTAAAAGAGCAGGCTTCAAAGAAGATGTAGCCATGTTCATGATTACTGAGCCTAATGCTTACCCTGCATGGATATTGCCTAACCCTGTCGATCCAGAGAAGTTCGGCAACTACGAAGATGAGGACGATGACTAAAGCCCGCTATCTTGTTATATCGGATTTACAAATCCCATATCACCATGAGCAAGCTGTTAAGAATCTTATCAAGTTAGTAAAGCGGGAGAAGTTCGACCTTGTGTTAAACACAGGCGATGAGCTAGATATGCAGAGCCAGAGCAAGTGGGCTCAAGGTACTAAGTTGGAGTGGGAAGGTACGCTAGATGCTGACAGAAGCCTTGCGCAGGATATTCTCTATGAACTCGGCACAACAGATGTCACTCGGAGCAATCACACAGACCGCCTATACCACACACTATTACGCGCACCTAGCCTCATCGGATTACCAGAATTGGAATACGCAAAGTTTATGGACTTCAACGGGCTTGGAATCAGATTCCATAAAAGACCATTCGAGTTTCACAAGGGATGGGTCTTAGTGCATGGCGATGAAGGATCGATGAACTCTAGCGCCGGACTTACAGCTCTAGGCTTGGCTAAGAAGTTCGGCAAGTCTGTTGTCTGTGGTCACACGCACAGGGCAGGCATTAGTGCCTTCACAGAGGGCATAGGAGCCTCATACAGGACACTTTGGGGCTTAGAGGCAGGAAATGTCATGGACAAGAAAAAAGCCTCTTATCTCAAGGCTGGAGCCGCTAATTGGCAGATGAGCGTGGCAGTCATTGAAACGCATGGAGACCATGTATCGCCCATGCTAGTGCCAATCAACAAGGATGGGTCATTTACCCTTTATGGACGACTTTACGCTTGATGTAATTCGCACCATTGACACGATGCTGGACGAAGTAGATTCGTTACCATATCGTTATCAAAATGTCCGTTAATTAGTCTGGACTCTGTGCAACACTAATCCTGTAGCCAGCCGAGGGCGTTGGCACAGATAGGTACAAGATGAGCAATAACGATAAGCTGCTAATTATCTGCCTTATTGGTGCAGGTATTAGTTTTATAGTGTATGCAGTTTCAGCATACAAAGAAGCCTACGAACGCGGATTGCGCGAAGGCTGGCATAGGGGCAGAGCAGTCAATCGCTCAGAGTTTTGGTCAGAATGAAACATGGAGAAATACTTAGTCATGCCACTAATCTATACAAAGACAGAGGACTCGCTTACGGCCATCCAAGTGACAATATGGCACGCGCCGCACGACTCATCAGTGCATACCTTGAAATGCCGGTGGAAGATTACCAAGTCGCAGTTATCCTATCGCTGGTCAAAATCGCCAGAACCATTGAAGATGGAACGCGAGTTGATTCATGGATAGATGGAGCAAGTTATCTAGCAATAGCTGGACAACTACAGACAGAGGAGAATGACCTATATGTTTAATTTAGCCGATTACGAGCCAGTAGAGGTGAGACTTGAAAAGTTTATTAAGGACTATCCAGATTTTCGTATTAGCACTGAGTTGGAAGTTGTGGAAGCTACTCGATATATCGTTAAGGCTTATCTCTTTAAGACTAGCCAAGATAGCATCGCATGGGCAACAGGGTATGCTGAGGAGACGGTTAGCTCTAGGGGCGTCAATCAAACTTCTGCACTGGAGAATTGCGAGACATCTGCTATTGGCAGAGCGCTTGCAAATGCGGGTTATGCTCCTAAAGGAAAGCGTCCTAGCAGAGAAGAAATGAGCAAGGTTGCACCTAACCATCCAGTTCTTAAAGTAGTGAAACAAGAAGTACCGCCAGCACCACAGGACATCAAAGAGGGTGATGTTGATTATTGGACTACACCAATCGGATCATCTGTCAAGACCACACAAGCTCCAGTCACATTAGAGACTGCAATGGCAACGGTGACAGATATTCTAGGTACGGCAGAAGCGATGGATGCACCTAGTTGCAATCATGGCCACATGGAATGGCGAACCGGCCATTCGGTCAAGACCGGAAAAGACTGGGCAGGATTCTTCTGTGCCACCAAGGGTCAAAGTGGTGGGATGGATAAGTGTCCAACGCATTGGTATAACTTATCAAGCAGTGGTAAATGGGAACCACAGAAAGCGAGAGTATAATGGGATATGCACAGATCCATACTCCAGAAGGTTGGGTTAATGTCGAGGACATTCCAATGATTGAGACAGTTAATTGCCAACTATGCAATGAGCCAACACAAGCTTCTGACATCACAATCACTGCAAGAATTGTCGAAGGTGTCGTAGTTGCAGGCACTTGGTCTTGCAATAAATGTAAGGCAGTCAATGGATAAAGAAACGCTGCTTATGATATTAACGTTAGCTCTATTTATCGGTGGAGTTGCAATGGGCTACATGGCTGGGATGTCTCATTAGCCAACACAGAAAGCACAGAGGTTTTCGCACAGAGCGAGTTGTCGCTGAGTACCTATCGACTCAATGGCAAGGCGCATGTGTGGGAAGGGGTAGTGGCAAGGATATTGTTAATGTGCCATTCGATGTTGAAGTCAAAGCCCGCGCTGGATTTCAACCGCTTGCGTACTTGAAGCAATTAAAGGCTCGGACATCCATTTCGGGGGAATTGGGATTCGGAGTCATACGGCTAAATGGGCAGGGAGAAGATGCAGGTGATTATGCTTGTGTCATCCGATTAGCTGATCT